GTTACTGTTTCTTCTGTACTAATAATTTTAAAGTATACTGATACTCTCATATCATTTTGATCTGGAAGTACATTAACAGTTATGGTAAGTATTTCAGCTCTAGGCTCATACTTGTTTATAGCGTTTCTAATATTCTCTTCTACTTCATCTTCTGTATCTTCATCAGCTAATTCAAATAACATAGCTCGTAAATTAGCACCAAAGAAAGGTTGAAAAGGTTTTTCATAAAAGTCTGTAAGAAGAAGATTCTTTATTGATTGCTTAACAGCAGCTGCATCTTTTTTCTTATAGATATCCCCTGACGGTCTTTTTGCAAAGGTTAAATCAATATCCAAATAGTCTACGGTACGCGAGGATATCAGCGTACTCTTCTGAAGATTACCATCTTCTGTAGATAAAACTCTTCTTATAGCCATTTGTCTTCCAATAATTTCTGTTATTTATAAGTTAAATTAGTATGTTTGATATTGATATGTAAGACTCTTTGCTTAGTGATACTCCATCAACACCTAGAGTGTACTGAGGTGAATTTAAATCTAGTAGTCTTATATTTGTTAAATCAGATAATGCAGAAACTATAGCTCGTCTTACTTGTAATTGTCTCTTACTAGTAGCTTTACCAGTCACTTTAAATAACAAAAACGTCACAGAGTGATCTAATTGATATGATGTGTTTACTATCTTAAATACCCTCTCAGCGATTTGAGTAGGAGTGTCATTTGAGCTTATAGCATCATTGACACCAGCAGATATTACAACTACTTCACCTTCTTTTATTAGCTGAATATTTTTAATTATATCTTGATCTCTAGAAGTTCTTGCATCTCTAGCAAATGTTTGCCACGGATCTCCTCCAAACACTTTTAAGTTTCTTGCATGTACATCACCTATAGTAAAGTATCCTGTAACCTCATCTGGTAAGTCTGCTGGAAATTGAATTGCTGTAGATGGAGTTTCTGTTATTTCAATAAGTTGATTTACTGCTTGTATTTTATTATTAAAGCGTGTCTCTACTATACCTTTAAATCTAATGTTATAATCGGCAGGTATTTTGGGCATCTCAATAATAATTTGAACGTTTAGTTCTCCTTCATTGTAAGTATCATAATCTAATATTAGCTTATTATATGTACGATGATAGGTCTGTAAAAACCTAGCTAGCTCAAATGTCTTTTCATTATCAATTGAGTTGTTACGTCTTAGCTCATACACTACAGATCGTCCTGTAGTTGCTAGAAAGTTAGTGTTCTCTTCTAATTCAGTTATCTGCTCTTGAGGGTCAGCTTTATACAATCCTTCTATAACAACTAGTTTATGTCTACTAAACCTTTTACTATCTTCTCCAATAGTTTTTAGTATCTGAGCTTGAGGTAAAAGATTACGAGCTATCTGTATTCTGTCTTTTACTTCTGGAATATGATCTAATGTAACACCTTTAAGAAAGTTACCCAGAGTAATACCACTATTAAGTGATGTGTTAGTATCTACTCTAGGAAGTCCTTCAGGTAAGAATCTAAGATCTGGTAAATATTTAAGAGCCATTATCTAATAATCCTTTTAGAAGTAAGATGAGGGGACGGATTACCTAAAACAGAGCTACCTTGTATTATGAGAGTTTCTGTATCTTGTACAGTTTCCACATTAGGAGGAGATGTATTAGCATAATCTGGTGATAGTTTACCTTCAGATAACATCAGAGTAGTAAACTCTACATTATCTCTATGAGCTGGGTCTCTCATCTTACGTCTTACTTGAGTAATATCAATATTCTTATTTGTTACCCCAGAAGTCTTTTTAGATAGGTCAATGTTATTTTTTTGTATGTCATCAGGATCAACCTTAACAATTAATACTCCTTTATCACTCTTTGTTATATAATCAGTTAAAAGAGTAGAAGTAGGTTTAGCTGTCGCTGTATCATCTATTTCTGTATCATCCACAGGATATTCTGGATCATTACCAACACTCGGTGTATATGTAGAAGGAGCAGCACTCCCATCAGGATAGGATTGATGCAGTGATGTACCGGCAGTTGTTGATGTAAGAGCATTACCATCTAGGTCACCTTCAAATACAGGCGCTTTAAATCTAGCACTAAAGTCTCCAGATACACCATAGATATTTTTTACATACGCGATAATATTCTCACCGCCAATTGTACCTGTATCACCAAACACAGATAAGTTGCTAGCAGCTATGTTGGCTTCTGGTGAAGTAAGTACAACTTCCTGCTCAGCTGTCATAGTTAACACTTTAGATACAGCTTGTGTGTGAGCTCCTTCTACGATATACCTACTATCCCCTTTTACAACAGTAGACAGTCCTTCTAGGTACTGATGAGCCCCACCACCTGTTACTAGATTAGTCTGATTACCATCAACAGTCTTTATATCATCTCCAGTAATAGTTCTTTTGTATGGTCCATTTACTACTTCTGTCTTCTTAGTAGAGTTAACATTATACTCACCACCCACATTAACATTAAAGTCTCCTGTTACATCTATAGTAAGATTGCCTTCAAACTTTAGATTGCCATTCTTTACTTCTAAGAAATAGTCTTCGTTAGCTTTATCAATACGTCTCTTGGATGATATAATAATAGATCCATCAGGTCCAATGTTTATACCATCACCATTCTTATGACGAATCATTATTCTTTCTGAACCAGGAGTGTCGTTATACTCAACTGTATGTCCAGCAGGTGTAGTATGAGTATAGCAAGTTGTATTATTAGCAGCATTGCCTTGAGCTGTATCAACAGGTACATCAGCACCATATGTATTAATTAAAAGACCGCCTTGGGTAGTAACTGGTTTTTCTTCTTTACCTACTTTAGGGTATGTACCTGTATTGTCTGAGAATGGATGCTTTACGAATCCTTGAGAGTGAACCGCACCTGATCCTTGAACCACTTCTCGGTTAACTACTGACTCTACATTATTTGTCTTACCCATTATACATTTCCTTGTGCAGCACTAATTAATTGAGCTGTTGAGAAGGACCTACCTGTTCCTCCATTATTTACCTTTTTAAATGTTTCAATATAACTTGATATTGAAAGACCTACAGGCACTTTAGATTCATCTAAATCTTCATGAGCGTCAAACACTTGACCTCCAGGCCACACCTGGTAAAACGCTTCAAGTATCTTATCAACAGTAGCGCCTTGATGTATTGTAGCATCTCCATTTTGGTAGTGTGGTAATACTATACCTATAGAGTACTTATCATGAGTTGTAGAGTATGTGCCGTCTACAGATAAAGGTCTACCTCGCTGTAGATTACCATTTGAATGTATTACATAATGAAATGGTATTCCATCATTACCATCAGCAATGTATGATGCATGAATATCCTTTGCAGTAAGTACTTGATCAGGAGTCATCTCATGACCATAAAATACTATCTCAGTTATTTCTCTATTAGATTTTATAAATTCAATCATTAATTGTTCTTGAGTAGCAATGATATCAAAGTAGTCATCTTTAGTGGTAGGTCCTATCCATGTGTTATTCTTACTCAACACATCATACGCACCAGTGGTAGATGAGAATGCTGTGTCTGTCTTAAGCTGCTCATTGATAGTGATAGGAACTGAAGTTATAAAAGATTCTACATCCCCTACAGGCTTCTTAGTTAGCTCCTGAATTAGAATAACTGCTTTCTTATCTTCTTTAGCTTGTAATAGAACAAGCACATCTACAACTCGATGCTTAGGCACTCCGAAGTTTTCTATTATAGTTAAAGGAGTTTTATCTGATTGTAATAGTATATCTTGTATAGGATTACCAGTTTGATTATTAGCTTGATTATTAAACGAAGATATAAAAGAACCTAACGATGTTGAAAACTCATTAGAAAAATCAGAAAAATCTTTTGTAGCTATATCTTTTACTTGATTTAAATATTTCTTTGGAGTTATATTACTAATAATTGTTTCTGTTTGTGAATCAGTTGGAGTTGCAATTGAGTTTATAGAAGCTTTCACTCCTTCTGGAGTAGGACATGTAATCACAACATCTAAAAATCCGTTAGAAACACTGGCTCCTATTATTTTATCTAAATCTGATTTACTATCACTTACAACTTTTATTATCTGATCTTGTATACCAGGTATGTTTTGAGATAATATTGCTATACTAGATGAAATATTAGTAGATGTGTTAAGAGCCTGTATGCCGCTTATTGTCTCATTTAGAAGTCCCCCAAGACTTGTTGAGTTTAGAGCTTGGACTGAAGATGCAACAGCAGATGTGTTTTCAACAAGTGCATCGAACCCAGCTCCAACTTTTGCACTTTTTAGTATGCTATTAATTTCTGATATGGTTGCCATTATGCATCTCCAAATTTCTTAGAGACATCCTTAGCGGATATTAATCTCTTTTCAAATGCCGCAGAATAAGCTAGTAAAGAGCTACTCTGTCTAGAAGTTCTACTTACAGCTCCTCTTATACCGCCATTACGAGCATGTAAATTATAGTTGCTTATAAACGAAGACTCTTTATGATAATTATATGCTGTAGAAGGAGTCTCATAAAGAGCCATAACAACTTCTGTGTATTCTAATATTGTACTAGAATTTACTAGTCTAGAATAAGTTCTTTTAGATTGTTTATTTTCTAACTCATATACTACAAAAGCTAGCTGTACAGAGAAGTTTAAATAGTTTGCTCCTGGTATAGAATTAGCAAATGTTTTTAATTCTGGTTGTCTTGAGTTCCACTGAGCTATACCTACTGCTGGCTCTCTAGGAGGTCTAGCTTTAGGATCAAGGTTATGTCCTGATTCATGAATAAAGTTACCAACAAATGCTGCAGCGCATGATCCTGGATCACCAATATTTCCTCTTGTTTCAAAGTAACTCTTAAGATAATTAAATGCTTGTTCTTGACGAGTAGAGCCTATAAGATTAATATTCAATGCTCCTGATCCAGAGTTACCTTGATCCAATATCTCAGCCTGATTTGTATCAATGGTTGTTCCTATTTTAGGAGCAGGTTGACCTACTTCTTCAAGTTTATCTACTTCCGCTTGAGTAACTGTATCTCCTACTTTTATAACACTTTCACTTTTAGAAGATTTGGAAAGTGCAAAGGAATCTAGCGGCTCATCTACAACAACTCTTAAACCGGAGTCGTGAGGTATAGATCCTAACACAAGAGGGCTCTGAGAGTGTTTACCGTCTAAGAATATACCATAGACTTGAGCTCCTACTTGTATACCATCAGGCATAGTAGATCCTGACACACCACCTTGAGTAACAGGTACAACAACAGACGCCCATGGTAAGTCGCTTATCTTTACTTTAGTAGTATCTTCATTGTGAATGCCAAATATACGTACTCTAACTCTGCCTAGGTTTCTTACATCACCTATCTGTGAAACTACTCCAATAAACCATCTGGAGTCATCACCATAAAACTCTGTGTTTATTGTTCTCATGCTTCACCTGTCTTATCAGTTAGTTTAACTATGTCCATTTTTACGTCATATAATCCTTCAGAGAACATATGTCTGGTTCTATACACTAAAAACTTACCTGACTTGTTCTTATCAACATCTCCACTCAATATAGAACCATCAGCTTGAGATGCAACAGCATAGTTAAGTGAAATATTTGAACCTACTCCTATATCCCTTATAATATAAGGTTGTCCTGGAACCGATATTTCAAATACATTATTTAAAAGAATAGCTCTTAACGAAGCAGATTTAATCTTTAACTTATATAGAGCTTCTTGCTTATACTCATCAGCATATCCAGCAATAGAAGTTACACCATTTGTTTCATAAAACTTTCTAGACGCTACAACTTCACTAAAAACTTTAGAATTAAATTCGCCAATGTTCTTTTTACCATACGTATTACCTTTAGAGAATATCAGCTGTGCATCATAACCAATAGATGAGTTTAAATCAGCATTTGACTCAATACCTTTTATAAACTCATTCAGTGTTTGGTTAGAATTATGACGGCTTTTCTCTGTTTGACTAGATGAGGTTAAATCCATAGTCTTAAATTCAGAACCAATAGCTCCGCCTTGAGCCAGTCTTAAAGTGCTTTCTATCTGAGACGCTTCATAAGATTTAACATGAAAAACTTCTGTACGTTTATTACTAGGCCCTATAGTATCAGGTACAGAATTATGGGATGTTTGAGAATAAGAGTATGGATCGTTCTTATTCCAAGCATCTTTAGACATCATACTATCTAGATCTTCTAGTCTTATTTGATCATCTCTTAAAGAAGCATATAAGAAATAAGGCGCTCCTAAAGAAGAAGACATTCTATCTCTAAGCCATTCTGTAGCCTTTAGTGGGTTCCAGTAAGGAATGTTTACTTTCATTCGCTGTTGTAAAGATTTTCTGGGGGTAGAGTCAAGTACTTTACCTAAGTGTGAGTTTAATATGTTTTCTACTATCTTTTCTGGCTTACCAGTATATGACTCACTTATCTTCATAACAGAGCTCAGATAAGCATGCTCTTCCATAAGAGTGAGAGTATGTAATTCTGTTCTTTCATTAACAGAAGTGTTAGATGATATACCTGTTATCATAAATGTTTTTATAATAGGTGTTGCATTTTCAGTTGCAAGTATAGTAAAGGTTAATCGCTCACTGCCTTTGATGCCAATAGAATCTCTAAACCTTACATCGTCTACAAGTGCTACAGAGCCAGTTAAATAAGGTAACTCTACACTTTCAAATATATTAAGTTCCGCTATCGACTTTGATATATCAACCGGTTTGTTTTCTAATCCAGGAAGTCTATCTGCAGTGAAGATAGCACTTTCAATTATATATTGACTCTGAGGGGTATCACTCATGTTTTATGCTTTCAGTAGTTTAAAGTATTCACTTACAACACTTATTATCCTACTTGGTTTTATTACTGTTATTTCTTTTAACCTGTCATTAAAGTTAATATTATCTTCCATAATAGTTGTAGGTACTAACCCAGAAGTTGTTTGATTATATGGATCAATATCTACTATATCACCAGATGTGTTCTTATAGTATAAAGGGGCATTAAATTGTTGAGATTCGCTAATAAGAGTAGCTGTATTTACTGCTTGCTCTTCTGCTGTTGTACCTGCTGCTATCTGTTCTGTTTGTCCAAAGTTATTATTTAATCCAGCATCATTCTTATCAGAAGCAATAACAATCTGACCTAGATCTAAGTTACGCTCAATTACTCTACCTGTTGTACCTGATGTTTTACCTATAACAAAGTCACCAGGAAGAAAGTTAGATGCAATATTACTTTGAGTTGTAACAGTTCTATGAGGATATCTTTTCTTAACAAGGGCTCTCATCTCTCTTTCAGATAAAGGCCAGCCTGACTCTCTTAATCCATCATTCATAAAAAAGAATGTCCAATGATAATCAGGAGTGTCATACAGCATTTGAGATACTATATCAGGTCTGTCACCATCAAGTATAGTGTATTTTTCATAAAAAGATACTTCATCTTTTATTTGATCAACAATATCTATGTATGCCGTAATATTGGGGAAGATAGTATTAGCTTCATTATCCCCGAAGTTGTAATTTACGAATGGAAATCTTTGAAAGTACATATTAATACCCCTCTGATTGAACTAATTTTTTATGCAGTGTACCAGATTCTATAAAGGACATAGTAATATCTACTTCAGAGAAATCTCCACCTTCTAGAAACCCCATACCTGAAGCATTATATGTAGCTGCAAAGCTTCTTATATAAGACGGGAGAATCTTGGTTGCTAGTTCTTTATTCTTAGCGTACTTTAAACTTATCTGAAACACATGAGGAAATTTAAACCCTGCAGGTATACCGCCCATATCAATAACTTCTGGATAAAGATTTTCTCTAAAGAATTTAATTATACCTTTAATCTGTTCTGTCTCTTCTTTAGATGTAGGTATCATTTTAAACGTAAATGTAAACTCTCTCAAAGGTACACTTTTAAATAATGCTCTTGTGTTAGGGTTAACTGATACTCTTGTAGCTGAGGATACAGCTCCTCTAAACCCTTCTCCAGGTAAGAACTTAGATGCTCTATTAAGTGCTAACCTTGCAAGATCCTTACTATTGCCACTTTGCCCTTTTATCGCATCAATAATAGAAGCAGCTGATTGTCCTGCTCCTTCTATTAACGCTGGTATCAGGTTAGCTCCTTCAGCCATAGCTGCAGCTCCGCCAGCTCCCATAATACCTAAATCAACGTTAGAGTATGAAGCAGCGTCATTAATTTGTACTGCTTGTGGTAGATATAAAGATACTTTACCTTTAGGTCCCCCTTTAAATTTTTGACCAGTAGCGTTAATCATTGCTTGAGAATCAGGTGCACCTTTATTAGCAGCTTCTACTGCTGCTGCATTATTCTTTGCATTATCTGCATCTGATACTTGGTCTAATGCATTGAGATCATTACCAGGAGTGTTAGTAGTTACAACTTGAGCTATATCAAACAAAAAGTTAACATCGAACGATTGAACTTCTCTAGCAGTAAAGGTTATACGAGCTTCATACTTTTGTTCTTCATTATTAAGAGGAAATTCATACTTCTTATAAAGCGCGCTTCCAAGTTGACCAGCTGTACGTTGTGCATCATCCATAGGTAAATATCCAATAAATAGAGTTATCTTATGAAAGTATTTATATGGCTTATTCCGGAAAATATCTAGTTAAACACAGAAGCAAGTACAAAGGCGATGCAGATAAGGTGACTTACCGTTCAATGTGGGAGAGACATTGCTTTGTTTGGTGTGATAACAATCCAAATATACGTAATTGGTCATCAGAAGAAGTAGTTATTCCATACTTCTGGGATGTAGATAAACGTATGCATAGGTACTTTATGGACCTTAAGATAACATATAAGTCAGGTAGAACAATACTTGTAGAAGTAAAACC